ATAGGCATTCCAAGGATTCTTGGAACCTGTCCACTTGCGATACTTCCAGATCCACCAACGTCACGATTAAAGATCATGAAGTCATCAATACCAGTAGTACCTGATTGTTTGAACATGTCATAGTACATGTCAGTAGACATAACTACGAAGGGTTCTCCAGGAACATCTTTGTTTTCAAGGATACGCTTGGCATCCATGATAGCTTGAGCAATGTGCTTAGATTCACGTTGCTTTGCTGCATCAGAAGTTGTTCCTGTGGTTGCACCAATGACTACGTTCTCTGTGAAATCTTCATCATCAAACGCAACGTAATCTTGGACCATTCCTTTACTGTGAGCAGAAGCTCCAGCCATTGCAGACGTTTCGCAGAGGGCAGCTTTAATGGCTAACCTAAGGATATTCTGGTCTGCTATTTTACCAAGAGAAAACCCTGCTTCTTGGGTGTAGACGGATCTGATGTCATAATGTTGCATCGCTTCGTCAATCTTTGGGATAAACTGAGCGTTCAACAAGAGGTCATCAATGGAGACCACACGTTCTGCTTGCTTGGCAGCACTTGGTACGATCTCATCGCCAGGGGTGTGGTAGGCTGCATCACGATATTTTCCTGTCATTGGAAATTGAGCAGACTTACCTTTTGTGAGGGTTCTAACACGATGCAAAGGCATCATGATGTTTTTACTTTGAAACGCTGTAAGCACCTCACCAGCATACAACTTGAGAAATAATTCTCTTACACCTTCTGCACGGTTATTAAGACCGTTAACCGCACCAGAACGATGTATACCACCTTCTACATTAGTATCAACGGAACTATAATCTGTTGCCATAGTTTGTTTTTTAGAGTGATTAATAATTACATGTGCATTAATACCAGCACACTAAGGTGTACACACATACGTGTACACTAGGAATGTGTTAATCAACCCTACAAACTTTCGGTCTAGTGTTATCCTCCGCAGAGGGCAAAAGCTTAATTGTCTGATTAAGGCTATTTTCACATAATAGAAGATCTCTCCAATTGCCTTGCTACATTAGCACGGAATGCAGGATCTTTTTCGTAGCGAGGATCTGCCATTGCTTCCGTTAACTGATGCAATGATCCAAATCGTTCACCACTTGTATTTGCAGTAGACCCTTGGATTAAACTAGGTTCACTCCCTTGGTCCTGTGCGAATCTTGTGTAAAGACTATTGATAGCGAACTGCATGTTGTTAATCTGGTTGCTATCAATGTTTGCGTTGAATGCATCGATCTCACCGTCACTTAGGTTATCTGATGCCCATTCAAGCATTGCTTCATAATTCTGTTCTCCACCTACCATGCCATAAGCATTAGATGCAACTTGTCCCATAAGGGCTTGTTGTCCCTCAAGGTAATTGTCTACAAGTTGTCTTGATATTCCAGCTTCACTGAGTGCTTGGTAAGCAGGATCACTAAGCTGACCTGTTTCATCAAATTCATTTGCGAATTTTTCAAAGTCTAACCCACGGTCAGCAAGAAATGACTCTATATCATTTCGTTGTTCTTCTTGTTGGGCTTCCATCTCTTGGACTTCAGCCATTTCATCTTGTCGATCTTGTGGTTGACCTCCAAGTTTCTGTTCCAATTCGAGATATGCTCTAGCCATATCTTCGGGATTACTGAACTTCTCTGGTAACCATTCGGGCCGATCTGAGGCATTGGGGTTTTCCAATCCTTCAGCTTTTGCCACCATTTCCTCAACGTGTCCATCGGGGTTTTCTGGTGGTGCTTCATACGTGTTAACTTCGTCAACCATAACTTAGTTTGCTTGTTGCATTTGTTGTTGCATTTGCTCCATAGCCTCAGGTGACATGTTTTGCATACCATCCATCATAGACTTCAGAGCACCAGGAGCACTCCCTTCAACAACATTCTTCATCATATCTTGATTCATCATCTGTTGTTGCTGTTGCTCTCTCATCTGCATCTCTTGTTGTTTCTGTTCCTGTGTTTTCACAAGACCATTTGTGTCGATACCAAGGGATGCACCAAGTCTGGAAATGTAGTCACCTATGTTAAGTTCCCTCAAGAGTACTTCTTCACCAAGTGGTGATATATTCTGCATGAACTCTACCAGCTTATTCAAGTCCTGACCTCTACCAAGTGCTTCTACACCAGTAATGATCTGTGGCTTGATGCTGTCTTTTGGAAACTTAGGCATCTTTCCAGATTGTTCCATTCTACTAAGAAGAATTTTCACCATAGGAAGTTGAAACTCTACTGAAAGAATTGAGTAGATGTTTCCTATTTGTCCTTCTAGTTCGCTTGCCATGTAGCGGATCTCCTCCGCAGTAACACGTTCTGCTTGCCTTTGTACTGCACTGTTAAGAAGAAAAGCATAACTAAGCCTTTCTGAGATAGTCTTCATGGTATCAAGAGTTACCCTGAAATCATTGAACTTCTCCATTTGCAATACAGAAACATCATTAGAATCTCCTTGTACGATTGCACCAGAAGGAGACTCAGCAATAGTCCGTAACTTTGTAGTTCCATTGGGTTTCACTAAGAACAAAAGTTTAGCCGCGGCAGCACTACCTTGGACAATAGCCTTAGAGAGACCTTCTAGACTCTTAAGGTCTCCGATGTATTCCTCTACGTATCCTCTCCCATAGTCCTCTCCGTCTAACTTGGAGAACCTGAGAGCAAGGTATTCATTCTTATCAAGTGGGTAAGTACCTCTAGATTCAGGAACTTCAAATCCCTCAATCTCTTGGTAGGTATTCCACTTGTTACCTTCTCTTTTAACACATGTGTAGAGGTCATAATCCTTGGTTCCATAGTCTTCCTGTGCAGTCACGAGCATTCGTACACTCTCAGGAAGCATCTTAGGACTAAGACTTTCCTTGGTTACTATTTCAAGGATGTTTCCCATCGCATCACGCTTGACCACGAATCGGTCCAAGCGAAAGACACGCATGTTCTCACCCTTTGGAAAATGCAAGAGAACATTACCAGTGACTATAAGCTGTTTTAGTGCTTCATACACAGGCACTCTTACTGCTTTGGTTTCTATCTCCTGCATGGCAGATCTTTCGATTGACCCTAAAGCTTCTTCAACTGCTCCCCTCTGGGACTCAGCTATTTCAGCAAGATCGAAGTCATCAATGACTAACCGAAAGAACGGTGAATTAGGTGGAAGTAAAGCAAGTAGAAGTTTTGATGCTAGGTTGTTGACAGCACGTGCTCCTATGGACTGATATGGAGTACTAAAGATAGTACTGGAGGTATGTCCTTCAGGAGGCATCAGCATAGGGATGGTCAATTCACTGGATGCCCTAGCACGTTGCAAGAAGGGGTCTCTCACTGATGCACAGTTGTTGTATAGTGCTGCAAGACTTCCTTCATTGCGTACTTGTTGCTCAATAACTTCTACTTTATCCATGCGTTACATTCCACCTATACTGTAAGGGTTCTTCTTGTTAGTACCACCCATTGAAGAACCTCTGTCAATCTTAAGAGAACTTAGGAAACCACCTCTTCTAAGATCTCTTTTTCCTTTACGTCTTTTTCTCTTTTTATTAGACCCTTTTATTCCTGGGGAATCCGTGAGGGGATCGCTATCATCCCTATCGAATTTAGGATTAGGATTTTGAGGTCTTGGAGGTGGAGGAGGATCTGGTGTAGGATTGTTTGTTGGGTTTCCACTTCCCTCAGAAATAGTTTGAATACCCGTAGGATCACCCTGACTTACGTTTGAAGTACCAGTTCCACCACCAGATTCTCCTTTTGACCAAGATTGTTGAACAAAGTCATTCATCGTTTACCTTTGCTTTTTATCTTAAGGGTATTTACCTTGAATTGCTTGTAACCCATCTGTCTTTTTTTACGTTTCATCCAGTCCTCTTCAGCTAATTCTAGATCAGGAGCATTCTTTACTTCTGAACCAGGAGGAGCAACTATAGGTGCTGGTTTTCTTTCTGGAGGTTCATATTCTTTAGGTTTAGGAAAACTCATTATTCATCCTCGTATATTTCTCTTAGTCTTTGGATTACCGATTGTTGTCCTAAAAGAAACGCAAGGTCTTCTTTATCTACAACTTTAGTTGGTAGTTTATCTGGATAAATACCCTCAAGTAATGTCAATAACTCTTTACTGACTAAGAGCTTATAACCTTGTATTTGCA